CAAAATAAATATGGAAAAATTCCAAATGTAAGTGATAAAGAATTTTTTACTAATTCAATGCACGTCCCGGTTTGGAAAGAAATTGATCCATTTACTAAAATTGATATTGAAAGTCAATTAACTGGTTACTCTTCTGCTGGATGTATTACTTATGTAGAATTAGATAGTGGAATTTTACATAATATTGATGCACTCGAACAAATTGTAAACTATGCAATGGACAAAGATATTCCATATTTTGCATTAAATGTGCCAAATGATTTATGTTTAGATTGCGGATATACAGGAGAAATTAATGATGAATGTCCTATGTGCAAAAGTAAAAAAATTCAAAGACTTCGTAGAGTAACTGGTTATCTCACTGGAGATTATAAAACAGCTTTTAATATTGGTAAACAACAGGAAACAGAAATGCGATTTAAACATTCTACGTTATTAAGAGGATATAGATAATGGATACTATTAAAAAATCTATTCTTGCTGGAATATTAATAGGATTGGGGGTTATTATTAACCTTCAATCTGAAGTTCCGGTAATTGGAGCATGCTTATTTAGTTTTGGTTTATTAGTTATTATTCATATGCAATTAAATTTATATACTGGTAAAATTGGATTTTTTACAGAATTTCATGAATGGAAATTTTTAATAACTGTATTAATTTTTAATTGTATTGCAATAGCTACAACAATTGGCCTATATGCGATTGGTAACCAGAACTTTGTTAATATAATTTATACGGCAGCCGCCGCTAAATTTTCAAAAAGTATTTTAACTTTATTTATAAATGCTTGTTTTTGTGGAGCATTAATTCATTTTGCTGTAAAAAATAAAGTTATTATATTTACTATTTTTGCAATTATGATTTTTATTTTAATTGGAGCGGAACACTGTATAGCAGATTTTCCTTATTTGTTATTTAATTTCTCTATAATAAATATTATTAAATTTATTAGTATTATTATAGGTAATTCAATTGGAGCAATATTAATTGAAAGGTTAAGTTAATAAAATGAATAGATATGCAGGACTTATAACAAATGATTTTGTAAATGGAACAGGCGTTTGTGTAAGTTTTTGGACTCAAGGCCGTCTCTACAAATGTCAAAATTTGGACAACTTTAAATAATTTTCTTTTTATATTTTTTATATATTATAGAAAGAGAATGAAAGGAGTCTTTAAAAATGGCAACAATTTATAAAATAACAAATAAATTAAATAATTCTTGTTATATTGGAAAAACAATCAGGCCAGTAAAAATTAGATGGCAATAGCATAAACGCTCTTGTTAGTATTGTAAACAACAAAATATTACAACAATTCCTTTATATAATGCCTTCAATGCTTATGGAATAGATAATTTTATCTTTGAAATTGTTGAAGATAATATTCCAAATGAAGATATTGATAATAAAGAAAAATATTATATTCAATTTTTCCATTCAAAAGTTAAAGATGGTGGATATAATATTACAGATGGCGGAGATGGGGGCCGAAGTTGGTCAAAGCTTTCGAAAAAAGACGTTAAAGAAATTATTGAAATTCTTCAAGATGAAAATAATTTATAGCATTTTGATCAAATTGGCAAAAAATATAATATATCTAAGGATGTCATTGGTGCTATTAACAAGGGAGAGTGTTGGTCCCAAGAAAATATAGAATATCCTATTCGTAAGTATAATGCAACAGGATTGACAATCTCAAAACAAAAATATCAAAATATTATTAATGATATTTTATACAGTAATATGTTATTAAAGGATATTCAAAAAAAATATAAAATATCAGAAGAACAAATGACAAATATTAATAATGGAAAATTTTGTTATAATAATTAGCATCCATATTATAAAGGAATTTATAATGGCACTTTTCCAATAAGAAAAAATAATTCTTCACAAATAATTACTAACGAATAGTATTTTATTCCAATCTTTTATGATGTATTATTCTCTTCTGCTTCAATGGAAAAGATTGGAAATAAATATAATATATTAGGAAATACTTTATATTGTATTACAACAGGGAAAAGGCGAAAAGAATTAACAAAAAATTTTATCTTACCAATGAGAAAAAATTTACAAATAAATCAACAAATTTTTCTATCATTATATCCATAGTTTAAAGGGGGTGATGCTAAGTGCGCTACGCTGGATTAATTACAAATGATTTTGCAAACGGAAAAGGAGTTTGTGTAAGTTTTTGGACCCAGGGGTGCCCTTAACCTCATCACTGTCCTGGGTGTCATAATCCAGAAACTTGGGATTTTGAAGGCGGGAAAGAACTTCCGACTGACATTAAAGGACAAATTATTAAAGCTATCTGCGCAAACGGTATTATTCGTAATTTTTCTATTTTAGGAGGAGAACCTCTTTGTCCACAAAATTTAGAAGAAGTAGATAATATTATAACCAGTGTACGAACAGCCTTCCCACACATAAAAATTTTTATATGGACTGGATATACATTAGAAGAATTACAAAAAATGAAAAATTTTCATATTATAAATATTTTATCACAAATTGATGTATTAATTGATGGATTATATAAAGAAAGTGAAAAGGATATTACGCTTGAGTTAAGAGGTAGCAAAAATCAACGTATATTATATCGTGGGATTGATTTTTAAATAAAATTTTATTATAATATATATGGAGTTTTAATGAATAAAAATAATAATACACACAATGTTTCATTAGGAACGTTATATGATTTTAACAAGCAAATATTATCTAAACAAAAAAAATTAAATCAATTTGAAATTGATCAAATTAAATCAAAAATAGAAGAGTGGTTTAATTGGCAGATTGATGGATATGCTATGCTACTCTGTCGTGAAAGATATGATTTTACAATATTTCATTTATATGAAAAACAAAATTCTAACCCTTGTAAAATTGCAGTAACAGAACTTATTGATTTGCTTAATAATAGAGGAAATATTCTTTCTATTGAAAAAGACTCCAATACAATGAATAATGCTTGGGAAATTTGGTTAGAAATTGATAAAGAAATTTTTGTTTATTATTTATTTAATTGCGATGATTGGGTTATTCAATGTTAATTGTTGAAAAGAGGTATGTATGAAAAAAATTATTGGAATTATTCATCC